ATAATATATATTATATAATATATACTATATAATATATATAGTAACTATACAAGGTATATAAACTATATACAATAAAGATATAGGTTAGTAGTGTATTATTAATTAATTAGCTTGAATGGTTGTTAGTTGGCGAATTTGAGCAAGTTGCAAGTCATAAAATTATTACTAGCTTTGCCCACGATAGGGGAGGGGAGGAGTGAAGCTATTTAACATAATATTTATTATTGGTTAATTAGATCATTGGGTTAGGTACCCCCTACCTTGTTTATTCGTGTAAAGGAAATGAGGGATGGCTTGTGCCCCCTAAAATTCTGATACCAAACAATTGTTTTAACTTTTTTGTAATTTGATTTTTTTATTTTGTAATAGACACATTAAGAATTAATATAATATGTTTAAGATAAAGAGAAACCATAAACTTCATCGATTTAGCGTTAGAACAATGCTTAGAAATATGAACAGGTATAAACCATCTAAGATTAGGTACGCTATGTTCATGAACAAGATAATAGCAACAGAAGCAAAATACCAACCATATGAATGCAGAATTTAAAGAGATAGCTAAAGAGGCTTTCATAATTGCCTATAAGGAGAACTTTGGCAATATCACTATTAGCTGTGAAGCAGCAGGAGTTTCTAGAGGGATGTACAAGTCCTGGTGTGAGAAAGATCCTGAGTTCAGAAAGCGTTTAGCTGAAATAGAGCCTGAAGAGATTATGTTAGACTTCGGAGAGCAAAAGCTTATGGAGAGGATTGCTAGAGGTGATACCTTAGCGACTATGTTCCTACTAAAAACCAAAGGGAAGCGTAGAGGATATGTAGAGAAGCAGGAAGTTTCTCACGAAGGTGATGTGGTGAAACAGATTACGGTGAATGTCGTTCGACCTGAAGAGTTACCTAATATCCAAAAGCAGTTAGATGGTGATGAGCACAAAGCGTTACCTGAAGGTGAGATAATTAACTTTGATACCCAAACAGAACCAGGTATGGTTATCCCAGCTACTAAGGCAGGAGAAATCGATGAAATTCCGTTGTACGACCATGATAAAGGCGAATATTTAGACTTAAATGACCAAGATGAATACGAAGAGTAGTCTAAAATCAATTTAAAGGCTATTTTAAGGCGATTTAAGACACTTTAATGATAAAATAGTACTATGACATCAAATGAGCCGAATAATGGCTGTAATCGGCTCAAAATAACCAAAAACCAACATGAATGAATGTAACAACCAACAAAGTCTTCCAAATCTTGCAAGAAAGTCAAAAAAAGATTTCAGTTATGCAAGGAGGAACAAGAAGTGGCAAGACATACAATATCTTGACATGGTTTATCGTAAAACTGTTACAAGAAAAGGGAAAGACACTGACTATCTGCCGTTCCTCGCTACCGTCTATAAAGGGTTCTGTAATGAGAGACTTCATAGAGATACTTTCGAAATATGGGCTTTACTCAGAAGACAAACACAACAAATCAGAAAGTTTATACTTTCTAGGAGGAAACACCGTAGAGTTCGTGTCTACCGACCAGCCTCAAAAAATCAGAGGTCGTAAGCGTAACTACCTTTTCATCAACGAGGCGAATGAGGTAAACTACGAATCTTGGATGCAGTTAGCCCTTCGTACAACCGAGAAGATTGTGATTGACTATAACCCATCAGACTACTACTCTTGGATATATGACAAGGTGATTCCTCGTGAGGATGCTGATTTTACCATCACTACCTACAAGGACAACCCTTTTTTAGAAAAAGCTATCGTGGATGAGATCGAAAGGCTTAAAGATGCCGACCATGAATACTGGCGTGTTTATGGTTTAGGAGAGAGAGCTATCTCAGAAGCGACTATTTATACTCATTGGAAACGCAGAAGAACTTTCCCAGAAGGAGGGGATATATTTTATGGTTTGGACTTTGGCTTCAACAATCAGACAGCACTCGTTCGTGTCAAATTCTACGATAACGAAATGTATGTGGACCAGCTCATTTACGACACTAAAATGTCAACAGCCCTTTTAATAGACAGAATGAGGGCACTCGGCTTAGATAGGAACTCAGAAATCTTTGCTGATCCTGCTGAACCGAAAACAATATCGGAAGTGAACAAAGCAGGGTTTAATTTGAAGAGTGCAGTAAAAGATGTGTTCGCAGGAATCAATAAGGTAAAGTCTTACCCACTAATAGTTAAAAGCGATTCGTTAGACTTGCTTGATGAGATTAAAAACTATAAATGGAAAACTGATACAGATGGCAACACTATTGACGAACCTGTGAAGTATCGTGACCACTTAATGGATGCAATGAGGTATGCCATATACACAAAATTTGCGAAACCGAAAAGAGGATGGGTTGTATAGGTTAAAAATTGTTTACTTTTGTAAAAACATCTTATAGCGTGAAATTTACTGAATTTGTAGGTAACTTAAATCCTTTCAAGAAAAAGGGTGCTACCAATATTGGCTTTCCGTCTAATCCACTAGCTGACTTCGCAGGTTTAATTAAGGGTAGAATACTTTATCCTGATATTAACGATAAGAAGTTTGTTAATGATTATTGTAATAACAGCGAAGTATATGCTATCGTTAAAAGAATAGCCAAGACAGTGTCAACTGTTCCTTTCTATGTTTACAGCGTTAAAAACAAAAAAGCATTTAATCAGTATAAATCTATGATTGCTAACGCTTCCTCTACTGCTGACTTAGCAAAAGCAGAACTTGTTAGAGTTAAGGCAATAGAAGAGGTAGCTGATTCTCCACTGAATGACTTGTTACAACAACCTAATGAATACCAATCTTTCTCAGAATTAATCGAGAATATGATTGGGTATAAACTAATTACTGGTAACACTTATGTTTGGGCGAACAGATTGTCCAATGGCAAGGTACAAGAATTAGTATGTCTCCCATCCCAATATATGGGTATCATTTCTGATGGTACCATTAATGGGGTTGAAGGGTACACATTCACTTTAGTAGGATGGGATACTTTACCAGCGAAGGATGTGATACATCTTAAGTACTTCAACCCTTACTTTGACACTAACGGACAACAGCTATACGGACTATCACCTTTACAAGCAGCCTACAGAACAGTACAGCGTTCTAATGATGCAAAAGATACATCTGTTGGTATGTTGCAGAATCAAGGTCCTAAAGGTATTTTGTATGCTAAAGAAGGCAACAATGATTTCGGACCAGAGGCAGCAGGTAAGTTAAAAGAAGATTTCTACAATCAGTACGGAACTAAAACTCAAGGTGGTATCGTTCAGAATGCAGGTAGAATATTAATAGCAGGTGCGGAATTAGGTTGGTTGAACATGGGATTATCTCCTGTAGATTTACAGTTGTTAGAATCTGAGAAAATCACTCTTAGAGAACTTTGTAATGTGTATGGAGTAAACTCAGCGTTGTTTAACGATCCTGATAACAAGACCTATAACAACATGAAGGAAGCTAAGAAGGAAATGTTAACGCAAGTTGTACTTCCTGAGTTAGTGGCTATTCGTGATGCGATGAATAGATTCTTCGGTAACGAAATGGGAAGAGATACTTACATCGATTTCGATTTAACAGTATTCCCAGAGTTACAAGAAGACATGAAGGAGTTGAGTGGTATCTTATCTCAATCTTGGTGGATTACTCCTAACGAGAAGCGTGTGGCTATGCGTTATGAGACTATCGAAAGTCCTACAATGAATGAGATATTTATTCCTGCAGGTTACTTACCTATTGACGAGTTGACTATGTTACAAGATCCACGCAATGCTCAACAGCAAGGTGATTACAATATCCCTCCTGTTAAAAGTGAAGGTTTTTTTTTGAGCAAGAGTGAAAAGTTGGATGAAGTTTATGCCAAATACAAGGAAGTAACTAACATGAGTTACTCTGAGTTGGAAGCTTGGTCAAAAACAGAATGCTCAAAGAAGGCATCTTTAGATAGAAGTCCAATAGAAAGAAACCTAAGATTGCTTTCTAAGAAAAAAGAAGAATGGACTGCTAACGATATAGAAGATGCTAATAGAACAATTAGCTTTGTGAGTAGAATGAAAGGTGCAGAGCAAGGACCAGAAGTTTCTATGGGCTGTCCTTCTAAAAGAGATATATCATTAAAAAACTGGGCTTACGATCCTTCAAAATAAATAATATGGAACTAAAATCATTTGACAACTTAATAAAGGCTTTAGAAGATTTGCAAAGTCAAAAGGCTATCAACAAGAAAAATCCTAAAGGAATTGCTCACGCAAATTCTTTGATTGAAAGTGGTGATGTTAAAGAACCAGATTCTTGGGAAAGACCTTCTGTAGAAATGGAGAATGCTTATATCGAGAAGAATGGATGGGGCGAATTTGCTAAGTGGTTTTTAGGAGTTGATACATCAGAAGATGCTGAGACTAAAGGTCACTATGGATATATCTATACTTCTGATTTTAAGACTGTAGATAGACAAGGACTAAGAGCCATTAGACAAAGAGCAGCTCAAAATGGATTGACTTCTATATTTGCAGCAGCAGGTAAAATGATAGAAAAGATTGATGCTAAGAAATAATGGCTAAAATACTTTATCCTTCACAGCAATTTGCTTTGCAACAAAAGATTGCAAGGAAATCAATCAGAGAATACCAGCCTCAAATTAAGGCAGTATTGCAGAAGGATTTTGATAAGGCTGCTGACTTAGTTGCTCAAATGGGAGCACAGCAAACGGTAAATAACAGACAATCATTATTCGACTCACAATCGATTAATAATATTTTACGAAATTTGTATGAGAATGTAGGCGGTTATACCGCAATGCGTTATCAAAAGATATTTGACAAGTTTAAAAAAGAAGAGTCTATAGACTTTGATCCTCTAAATATTGCTGACGAATGGTTAGCGTTTATGTTGTCTTATTGGACAGCAATTAGTGGTACTAAGATGTATGGTATAGAAAATACAACTGAAACAGAGATTGCTAGGTTAATTAATAACGCTATACGATACGGACAAGAGAATAATCTTACTGAAAGACAAATCAATGAGTTGGCTATAAAGTCACTTAGAGATGGTAAGATTAATACTTCAAGAAGTCTATTGATTGCTCGTACTGAATCGCATCAGGCTTTAAGCACAGGTGCATTTGGTGCAACTCAATATTCAGTGGTGCCATTGTTAAAGCAATGGGTACACTCAGAGTATATGGGTTATCCTAGAATGTGGCATTTAGATTTGGATAGACAAACTAATCCTGACACTAAAGGAACGAGAATATTGGTGAATCAGCCATTTATGGTTAACACACCAAACTTAGGGGTAGTACAAATGCAATACGCACACGATGCATCAGGGGGAGCAATAAATAATTGTAACTGTAGATGTTGTACTGTGTATATTGCGTAAACAAATAAATATGAGTAATTTTTATAACAGAAAAGGAGTAAGTGGTGCACCGATTGATATGTCGGATGACTCAAGAACAATAGTAGTTTACTACTCCGCATTTGGTAATGTAGACAGCGATGGTGATGTAATCACTCCTGGTGCATTTACTAAATCATTAAAAGAGAATGGTCCAAAAGCTAAGAATAGAATCTGGCATTTGTTCAACCACTCTACAGAAAAGCCTATCGCAAAGCCATTTGACATGATGGAAGATAACTTTGGATTAAAGGCTTATGTTAAAATGCCTAATACAACTTTGGGTAGAGATACTTATGAGTTGTATAAGGATGGTCATATAACTGAGCATAGCATTGGATTCCAGACTGTGAAATCTCAAGCTAAGTCAGGTTATAATGAAATATCTGAAATTAGATTGTTTGAGGGTTCCTCTGTTTTATGGGGAGCTAATTCTAATACACCAACAGTAATGGTTAAGTCTGAAATTAAATCTACTCTTATTGATGAGATGGGTAAAACTATCAAGTCTTTAAAGAATGGATTTTATACAGATGAAACATTCGGTTTGTTAGAATTAAAACTTAAGCAATTACAACAATATCTTGCAGAAATGGAAGACGAAGAGTCAGTTCCTTCAGAAGAACAACCGCCTGTAGAAGAACCATCTGAATTGCAACCAGAAGGTGAATCAGTAGATGAGGCATTGGAAGAAGAAGATAACCCGACTGTTTCTATTGAAATCGAGATAAACAAATATTTACAATCATTTAAAATTTTCAACTAATGGTAGAAGAAATTAAAAGTGCTTTCGAAGGTATCAAAACCGAAATTAAAGGTGAATTTGATGCTGTGAAAGCTGAAAACGCAACTGCTGTAGATGCAGTTAAATCTGAATTAGAAGAATTAAAATCTCAAGTTGCTGTAGTTAAAGATGCTGCAGACAAATTAGAGGCAAAATCAAATCGTATTAAAATGAATCAAAACGAAGTAAAAGGTTTCAATGGTGCTTTAGCTGAAGCAATTGAAAAGAATGCCGATGTATTAGGCAAATTAGGTGCTGGTGAAATTAAGAACCACGCATTTGTAATGGACACAAAGACTGTAGGTAACATGACTGAAGCTGCTAGCTTAACAGGTGATATTCCTCGTGCTTATGCTAACCAAGTTTATGGCTTACCTTCTCGTAAGGTGCATGTAAGAAGTTTGTTACCAGTAGGTACAATTTCTCAAGGTTTATTT